CTGTGCCGTATACATAAATGGAAGTAATGCATCTGCATCAATCGCACCCTGTAATGGAGTATTCTTAATTATATCGTTTCTTGTAATAAATAGTGCGGTAGCCATATCTTATAATTTTTCAGTTGTATATTCTTTGTTAAAAAATGCTCCACTTAAACCGAACTCAAATCTTTCAATTGGTTCATCAGGTGCAATATCTTGTGGGTCTGCATCACCTGCATCTTCAATAGTTGCAGGATTTTCCATTTGGTCATTAGTTTCATCAGAAACTTCTTCAATAGTTTGACCTGTTTCTTCTGCTTGCTGTGAAAGAATTGCTAATGGAGTTAATTGTTCAAAGTATAATTCGGCATTATCATATCCACCACACGTCAATGCGTAATCTAAAGTATTTAAGATTACATTTTGGAATGGTGCAATTGTCATTGTTTGTAAGATACTAAATGCAGTTTTCATTTCTTCTGATTGAGAAGAGAATCCGTTGTTTTGTGTACGGATACCAAACAATAAAGGCGATGTTACTCTATGTGATACAAGAATTCTATCTTGTGCGTATTCTGCTACATAACTAAACTTCTCATGTAGGTTATCTATTTGTATTACATCGATAGTTGGTTTAGTAGCAGGGTCATCATTGAATGATAACATAAACTTACCTGCGTTATTAGTGCCTGTAAACTTAGCGTATAATAAATCTTCTATTGTTTGTCTTTCTTCAGGAGCTGGAATACCACTATTCATATTCAACATTACCATTGGTAAGAAACCATTTAGTATATTGTTTGTATGTAAGTTACTTAATTCAGCTTCTACGATAGAATACTGAAGTGATGATATCCAATCAGGTAGAGAATAGTAATATAAGTTAGGAGTATAATTCTTAACCCAAAGTATTTCCATCTTCTCATTCGATGTTTCAAATGCAGGAATCTTTTTCTTATCTCTAATCTTTCTTTGGTCATTCCAATCTACACAATAGTAGTAGTTCTCAATACGAGGATTATCATATATCTTTTCAGCACGAAGTGTTTGTACGGGTATGTGATAAAACTTAATTATCTTCGTATGCTCATCGTTCCAATAGACTTGGAATGCAGCATTACCAAATAGTTTTAAATCGAATGATGCCCTCTTAACATCCTCTTGCGGTAGTATCTTTTGTAAGAGTGTATCGAACTCTGGTCTTTTAGAGTAGATACCTTTACCAAATATTAAATCTGCAATACCTTCTATACATGCAGCTGTTGTTGTTGACTGATTGTATGCAACAGATACTGCATCAAAGAAATCATCATGTCCATTTATTCCAAATGGAATCCATCCGTATCTTGTTCTAGTATCTTCGGTAACTATTGGTAGGGAGTTATTTCCCTTTAAACCAAAGACTGATAAGTTTACTTCTTTATTCATATTAGTTCATTATAATATATTCGTTACTGCTATCTGATGAGATTGAGCCACTGTTAATTGGTATTTGATTTATGTATTCCGGCTTAGATACTGATTGTGAGCCAAAGACCTGAATACTTCCATTCCATAATTCAGTTGTACCCTTTATCAATGTTGCTCTAAACTCTTGTCCAACATATGCGCCATTTATACTTGCAGTAAGTGCAAGCATGCTTTCACATTGGTTATATGATTGTGATGTAAGTGAAGCAGTATAATTAGTTTGAGTTAACATATCTTGTAGTGACATTGTAAATGCACTAGATGTAGTTTGATTCATTCTAAATGTATATCCGTTACTGCCTGATATGAAATATGTAAGCATTATCTCGTAATAGTTTATGTTCTTCTATATTTAACATCATCCAAAGTAAAAATAGTAGGTAAATAAAAAAACCCCACTCAATTAAGAGTAGGGTCTAATATTTTTAAAATGCTATACTGATTAGCTATTAGTTCCGTATACTATTGTGTAGTTAGCGGTTAAACCTGCTAACGGATTGTCAATAGTTGATCCAGATAAGAATTGAGCCGGTAATTGTTCCATACCAGTCATAGTAATAGAATAACCATAAAGGTCTCCCATTGCTGCTCCTGTTTGAATTGTACCTGCTGTTAAATCTGCTCCTTCGTTTTTACCTACTAAAAATGCATCTCCGTTCATTGTTGCTACTATGATTTGAGGACGGCCATAAGCCAAAAGCTTTAATTGAGTCGTCATTTCATTTGTTAATTTCTTTAAATTAAGAGTTAACTCTTGCGTAAAGAAAGTAGTACCATTTTCACGAGATGAATTTACTGTTTCAGTATATGCACTTGTTCCTTTCAACTGATAGAAATACAGGGTTGAGCCTGAAGGTACTCCAGTTAAAAGTGGGTCAGCTGTTGCTGTCCCTGCTGATTGTGAGAAAGAAGCTGTTGTATAGTTTAAGAAGTAAACGCCAGCCAAGCCACCGATACTATCTTTACATACTTCATTTCTTCCTGCTGCTAAATTACAAGCCATATCTTTAAGTTTTTAATTTGTTAATAATGGGGTGAGGATTACTCCCCACCCTTTATTTAATTTTTTTAGTAAGCTCCGTAGTATACGATATCACTACCGATACCGAATTGTACGCCTGAAGTAAATCTCATTACAATACGATAGTTTTGTGAACCATCGATGTTGCTCATGTCTAATACTTTAACTTCATTGTAGTCAGATAATAAACCTGTTCCGAAGAATAAGTTTGATTTTTGAGCTGCAACTACTTTGTTTGCACTCATACCTGGACACATTACGATATCAATACCATTGAAGTTGTAAGGTTTTTCTCCTACAGTCAATTGGTTGTTGTATCCGTTTGCTCCTACTGAACCACCACCTAATGCTGTTTGGTATGCTTTTGCAACACCTGTACCAACATAAAGTAATAAATCTTCTTTACCATAAACTGCATCAGGGATAGAGTTTACGATATCGTTTAATTTAGCGATTACGTTTGCAGATGTGATACTTCCAGAGATTGGTGCTCCACCTACAACAGCTGCGCCAGAGAAAGCTGGTATAACACCAGACGATACTGTGATTGCGCCTGATACAACAGTTGTACCTGCTGCTACTGAAGCAGAAAGTAAAGATTGGAATCCTGCGAATTGTCCGTTAACATTAGTACCTGCCCAAATGTTTTGTTCAGTTGCTTCTGCAACTTTACCACCAACATAAGAGATTAAGTAATCGTTGAAAGATGCAGGGATAGTATCAAATGCGCTAAAGCCCAATTGTAATGCCATCCAGCTATCTACAAACTCTTGCTTACATAATTGTAAGTTAACTTGTAATTCTTTTGGTTCTAAAATTCTTTCAGATAATGCAACACTGCCTGAAGTTACGAAATCGCAAGAAGCATCTTGTACGATACCTGATACGTCTAATTTTTGGATAACTTCTTTGAACTTCACGTTAGGGTGAATCTCAACATATTTGTTATCCAAAGTTTTTGCACTTAAAAGTGCTGCTGCGATGTATTGTCCTGCAAACTCACCTGCGTAGGTATTTTGAGTAAATGTAGGCAATGCAAAGTTTTGATTTTTTTTCATTGTTTTCCTTTTGGAGTTAATAATTTATTTATATAATTTTGATAAGAATGAATCTTGTGTGTTCATTGCTTTCTTACCGTAATTCTTTCTGTTTAATTCTACTGAAGCCATTTTAGTTTCGATAGGTGCGCCATCTAATTTAGGAAGTTCCATTTCTTCAATGTCATCTTCTTCTTTCACGTCTGCTTCTTTATCTACTACTTCTTCTTCCATTTTGTGTTTACCCATTTCTTCCATCTTCTTCTCCATCTCTTCAATACGATATGCTAATTTAGCAACCATATCTTTTAATTCGATTTCGATAGATGGGTTATCTTCAGTATCCGCAGGTTGTCCATCACCTGTTGAAGGTAAAGGTCCCACTTCTTCAGTTGTTTCTGCCATTTGAATATCTTCAACGGCTTTAGCACCATCTGCTTGTGGTAAATCTTCTACTTTAACGGTTTCTTCATCTTCATCAGCCAATTCAACATTTTCTCTCTCTTCAATCTTACCATCTTTAGTGATAACTTTGATTAGAGTTTCTTTGCCTTCTGAATCTTTTAGTGCTAACTCGTGAGTTCCGTCTGGAGCTGGGGTTTTAGTACCATCTTCTGATACTACGAACAATTCTTCACCTACATCAAATGTAGGAGATTCTACGATTGTTCCATCTTTTAATCTAGCGTAAGTTAATCGTACTTCATCTTTGTTTAAAAGTGTAATTATCTTATTTAGGACTTGTTTTGCATTC